CTATCAAGGCAACTCATGAATTTGTAACTCAAATCCAAGGGGAAAACATGCAGAATGCTGTGGCTGGCTTTACCACTTCCACGAAGACAAGACCACTGATAGTTGCTAAGTTAGAAGAGTTTATCAGAAACAAGATAATAAAGATTCATTCTTCTAGATCATATCATGAATTTAAAACATTTGTCTGGAATAACGGAAAACCACAGGCAATGAGAAGTTATAACGATGACTTAGTGATGGCTTTGGCAATAACTTGTTGGGTGAGAGATACAGCTTTGCAAGTTAATGAAAAAGATCAACAGTATAAAAAAGCAATGATTAATTCTATGTATTTGAATACGACAAAACTAAATACTAGTATAAAAGGGATGAATGGTTTTTCCCAAACACAGCAAGAGAAATATAAAGACGAAATTAAGCAAACAAAAGATTTTTTTTGGATTTACAAAGGATAATATAAATGGCTAGAAAATATAGAAAAAAGGGTAATAACCCATATAACGAAACAAACAGTCTTTTCAGGTCTTTGACAAAATTGTTTTCCGGACCTATTGTCAACAGAAGGACTCAAACAGGTCGGCAACTGCGAAGAAAGCATTTAGATGTTTATGCGAAGAAATTCAAATCTGCCTCTGGAAAGCAATTCAAGAAAGCAGAATACAATCCAATGAATGTTTTAACTGCTAATATGATTTCTAATAGAAACAGAGCAGAGAGATACATGGATTTCGATGAAATGGAATACGAGCCAATTATCGCTTCCGCATTAGATATCTATGCCGATGAAATGACAACTTACTCTGGTCTCAATCCCATGATTAAGATCAAGTGCCCTAACGAAGAAATTAAGTCAGTATTACAATCTTTGTATTTTAATGTTTTGAATATAAACCATAACTTATTTGGATGGTCTCGCACAATGTGTAAGTATGGTGATTTGTTCTTATATTTGGATATTGATGAAGAAACTGGAATTAGAAGTTGTATTGGTATCCCTTCACAAGAAATTGAAAGACTAGAAGGTGAAGACGAAACCAATCCAAATTATGTACAATATCAGTGGAACTCTGCCGGATTAACACTTGAGAACTGGCAAGTTGCCCATTTCAGAGTTCTTGGAAATGATAAGCATGTCCCATATGGAACTTCTGTTTTGGAACCAGCAAGACGTATCTGGCGGCAGTTGACCCTTCTTGAAGATGCTATGATGGCTTATCGTATTGTTAGATCACCAGAACGACGAGTTTTCAAGATTGATGTTGGTAACATTGCCCCACAAGATGTAGAGCAGTATATGCAGAAAGTTATGACCCAGATGAAGCGACATCAAGTTGTTGATCCTACTACTGGTCGTGTTGATCTTCGTTATAATCCGATGTCAGTAGAAGAAGATTATTTTATTCCTGTTCGTGGTGGAACCGCATCAGAGATTATCAATTTACCTGGTGGTCAATTTACCGGGACTGTCGAAGATGTTAAGTACCTTAAGGATAAGTTGTTCGCTGCTCTCAAGATCCCACAGTCTTATTTAACCATGGGCGAGGGAGCACAAGAAGATAAGACCACTCTTGCACAAAAAGATATTCGCTTTTCCAGAACGATTCAGAGACTACAAAGAGTTGTTATTTCCGAATTGGAAAAGATGGGGATTATTCATCTCTTTACTCTTGGTTATAGAGGGGACGATTTGTTGTCTTTCTCATTGCACCTTAATAACCCATCGAAGATCGCAGAACTTCAAGAGCTTGAGCATTGGAAAGTTAAATTCGAAGCAGCAGGAAATGCTACCGAAGGATATTTCAGCAAACGATGGGTTGCCGAGAATATGTTGGGAATTTCAGAAGAAGAGTTTCTTAGAAACCAGAGAGAAATGTTTTTTGATAAGAAGTTCACAACACAGCTTGAAGGAGCCGGAGCAGGAGACGAAGCACCGGCAGATGCTGGTGGAGCCTTAACAGGAGACTTGGGTGGTGGCCTTGGCGATCTTGGTGGAGACCTTGGTGGAGACCTTGGTGGCGGAGATGAAACACCGCCCGCAGAAACTAAGGCAGAGACTACACCTGAGAAGCCTGCTGGTGAAGAAGATGTTGTTTTAGCCGAACCCCCCGCAAAACGAGACGATTTTAAATGGAAGCACCCCGATGCACCGCAGTATAAGAGAGGCAAGTATAAAAGGCATCAAAGCACTTATGATAAAGGCGGCAGAAAAAAGAATTATAAAAACCAAGCAACTGGTGAATACGGTAATACTGCTAGGACTATTTTTATGGGAGCTTCCGAACTAAGACAATTATCAAAAGGCATTACTGAAAATCACAAAGTTGAAGAGAGAAAACTATTTAATACTAAAAAAGAAGTCAACAAACTTCTTGAAAGTTTATTAAAAACGGAGAAAAAAGAAGATGAAACACAATAAGAAAAGAAATACCGCTTTTCTTTATGAATGTCTTATAAAGGAATTAACAAAAGCAATTGTTAGAAAAGAAAACGACAAAAAAGCAAAGATTATAAACATCATAAAGGAAAATTTCAAAAAAGGTTCAGCACTCAAAGCCGAGCTTGATGTTTATAAGTCCATAACTGAATGCGACAATTTACAAAAAGACTTTGCCCATAGGTTTTTAGTTGAGACTAAAAAAGACTTTCAAAACATCGACAGAAAAAAAGTGTTCAATGAGCAAACACAATTAATTAAGCAAATCAACGAAACTCTATCAACCGCAGCATTTGCCAATTTCATAGCAAACTATAAAGATCTTGCTTCAATCGGCCAGTACCTACAAGACAACAAGATGAAAGCCAAAAACAGACTAATAGTAGAGTCCAGGGTGGTTAAGCTGCTAACTACCGAGAAAGAAACAAAATCAGAGATGAAGCACATAGACAACCTTACTTATAAGACTTTTACAGAGAAGTTTAATGAGACTTATTCCAAAACTCTAAGAAGTGAGCAGAAAGATTTATTGATGAATTATATTGTTTCTTTTTCAGATAATGGACTTGGCCTTAAATCGTTCTTAAACGAGGAAATTTCTCGTCTTAAAAAAGGCCTTACTAATGTTATCAATTCGGAGAAAAGTCCTAAAAATGAGGCCGTTTTGGCTAAAACAGACCGTGTTTTAAACAAACTTGAAGAGTATAAAACAAACCAAATCACCGAGACTATGGTTAAAGAGATTTTTTACATTCAAGATCTTCTAGAGGAGATGATAAAGTAATGTCTATAAAAGTAAATATAAACCAAGATGAGCCCAAAGAAGTAGATATCGAAATCAAAGATCCTTTAAAAATTAACATTATTAATAACAAAAAGCAAATGCTTGAATTTCAATTAATGATGAGAAAAGCTCTTAACGGAGATCTTATGATTTTTGATCATTCTGATATTGATATCGTTGTAATGTTAGAGAAAAAGAAGATTGTTGCTTTTGCGAAAGACCTAATGACAGAAACGGTTTACGGTGCAGAATCTCGCCTCTTTGAGCATTTGAAAAAGAAAGGAGTTGTAGCCTACGATTCAATTCAAGGTGGTAATGTTTATGGCTCTCTTGAAGCAAAAATTCATGAATCCAAAGATGTTGACTCAATCAAAGCAACACTTTACGAAATAGCACAATGGATTGATTCTGAGAAGCCTTATATGAAATCCGTAGAGGCCCTTGAAGATATGGAAAATGATTTACTTCTAAACCCTGACATGGAAAATTCAACAGAACTGGGTGAAGTGCCTCACGAGGAAAGAAAAGGATCAATTTTACAGAGAGGTTTGTTTGCTCCTTATTTATATGGACGCTATACTTATTAGGAGACTTAATGAACTTACTTTACTTTATTCTTGCCGCATATGGCATGACTTTTATTCTGGTATACGGCAAGATATTTGAGGACATTCGTCCCGAGAAAGACTATACAAAGAAATGGAATACCCTATGGCATTGCCCTCTTTGTTTAGGTTTCTGGGTCGGGTGTTTTCTGTTTTTGATAAATGGTTTCACCGAACTATTTACTTTTGAATATTCGATCGCAAATATGCTTATTTGTGGTTGTATT